CTGATGGTAAACAGACTTACTACGAGAACAGTTATGGCGACAAGGAAGGGACACCAACTTCAATATAAAAATTTTATGCAAAACAATAATAAAAAAACAACAGACCTAGAGCGTATTGAAACGCGCATAGGATTACTCCGTGACGAATCCCGTCACGTTTCTTACCGTATCGAGCACATGCTTGAAAGACGCAAACAAATAAACACAGAAATTCAAAACCTCAAAGAGTTAGCAAAAGAGATAAAGGGCTGAGGGCGTAGCTCAGTTGGATAGAGCATCGGATTTCTAATCCGAGGGTCGGGGGTTCGAATCCCTCCGCCCTTACCATTATGAAGTACTTACAGCAAGCAAAAATCAAAAGCTACAGAGAGAAGCATTGCCCTGAAAAATGCCCTCTTACTCATGCCGATATGCAGGATGCCGTCCTGGATCATTGTCATAAGACGGGGATGGTTCGTGCAGTTCTTCACAGGCAGAGCAATGCAATGCTGGGTAGGATTGAAAACGCCTGGAGGCGTTACTGCCAGAAGAGCAGTAAATTAAGTTTACCCGAAGCGCTTCGTAATATGGCAGATCACATAGAAAAAGAACATCAGGATATCTTGCATCCAGTGGGTTGCAATCAATTAATTAAAAAGTTCAAAGCAAAAAATATCTCAAAAAAGATCCAAATACTACTTGACATGGGTTTTGATTTTGAGAGTATTGATGGTCTAAGTGCTGCTGAACTAACGAAGCAGTACAGAAAAACACTACAGAAAGATAAATGGGAAAAATAATAATGGAAAACATGAACATAAGACAAAAACTGCACGCGATTCAAACATCGCTGAAGGCGCCCAAAGGGCAAAAGAACAAGTTCGGCGGATACAAGTACCGCTCCTGTGAGGATATCCTTACCGCCGTTAAACCCTTGCTCCAGGAATGGGGTTGTTCCTTAGTTATTAAAGATGACATCGTTGAGCTAAATGTCAGTCGTCGGGTATATGTAAAGGCGGAGGCTTTCTTGTATGACAACGATGGATCTGCGTATATACAAGCCAATGGATTCGCCCGTGAGGCAGAGATAAAGAAGGGTATGGACGATGCTCAGATTACTGGCTCCGCTAGTTCCTATGCTCGCAAGTACGCACTCAATGGTCTCTTCGCTATTGATGATTCTAGTCTTGATCCTGATGCTACTAACAAGCACAGCAAAGAATCACCTAAGACTAACTCAACCAAAACTGAAGATTTATTTTAATTATGCCAGAATACGACAACACAAATAAATTCGTTCTGTTCAAGAACGACAACAAAGACAACGATAAGCAACCTGACATGCGCGGGACGCTTAACGTCAACGGCGAGGAGTACTTTATTTCTTGCTGGTTCAACGAAAACCAAAAGGTAGGCAAGTTCATTAAAGGACAGGTTCGTTCCAAGGAGGAAGTAGAAGCGAAGAAAAGCGCTCCTGCTGCTGCTCCTGTAGATATGCCTTTTTAGTTATCCTCGATGCACGGGAGGGGTCGCTTATGCGGCCTCTCCTTTTTTATGTATGCAAGAAATCCAAGAAATAATTTCAGGAATAAGAACGCTTAATCGTATCCTTCAGGATATAGATGAAAAGGTTCAACAGAAAGATCTTTACAGGGACATAAGGACATGCATTGTCCTCTCAAGATCCTTACAAGAACATTTAACAAAAATAGATGCTACAGCAAACGACGACACCGAAGAACGTAGAGGCGGAACAACAACTTCTAGCGAGCTTCCTGGCTGATGACGGTACAGCAGCCTTCGATGAAGCGGCGGCAACTTTGCAGGAATCGGACTTCTACGATTACAAAAACCAAATAATTTTTAGATGCATAAAAAGTATAGTTCAATCAGGGGACTGCATTGATGAAATATCAATCTCTGAAGAATTAAAGAAAAACAACCTGATGGATAGCATCGGGGGGATACAGAGTATGTTCGATAGTATCGGCAAGCACCCGACTGGACAACGCGGGTACTGCATTGATACGATCAAGGAGAAGTCCAATCTGCGCCAACTGATACGCAAATTTCAGATCAGCGTAGAGAGCATGCAGGACGAGTCCAAGAACTCCAAAGAGATATCTTCCGAGGTTGAAGATCTTATACTGAATCTAGCTGACGGCAGCAACCGAAACAAGGGTATCGATAGCAGCATGCGGGAGATCCAGAAGGAGTTCGATATGATGCTTTCTGGAGAGTACAAACCTAAGGTTATCCGCAGTTATATAGATCACCTTGACGAAAAGCTCTCAGAAGGCGGTGTAGGGCTTGGAGAGGTCTTGGTGATAGCTGCACCCACTTCATGCGGTAAAAGCCAGCTAGCGCTTAATATAGGCTCAAGAAACATGCAAAGGGAGCAAAAGCCCTGCATGATCTTCTCCCTGGAGATGCCACAGAAGCAAATACTGAAGAGAATGATTCATACAATATCAGGAGTCCCTTCATTTATCGTGCGCAATGGCACAGCTACGGAGGACCAAATGCAAGATGTAAAACTAACCATGCAGGATGTACAAGCGTTGCCCATGTACACAAGTCATAAGGTTCGTAACGTAGAGGATTTAGTCGTTCAATGCAGGACTATGCATCGCAAGTTCGGTATTGAACTCGTAATAATTGACTACCTGCAGTTGATTCCTTGGGACGCCAGAAAGTTCGATAAAGTCCAGGCGATATCGGACATCAGTCACAAAATCAAGCAGATGGCCATTGAACTGAACCTGCCCGTGATTTTGCTCTCTCAAGTAAATAGAGAGGGGGCGAAGTCAGAAGCGCTGCAACTGTATCATCTCAGGGACTCTGGAGATATTGAAAATGATGCTGACGTCATCATTTTGATGTACCCAGATGGTATGACGATGGACAGAGCTACGCGGGTAGATATAAACGGAGAATACAAAAAGATGATATATAATATAGCCAAAAACAGAGAAGGAGAGCGAGACGTAAAAGGCGAGTTCAAGTTCTATAACAAACTAGGGAGGTTTTACTAATGAATGAAAGTAACGTAAAAAGCTGCATTAAGTACTTTGAGGCAAAGATGCATGACGAATTACAACGCGAGAAAAGATACGCAAAGCAGATGAATGATCTGTACAAAAATAGCGATCAACCAAAGCTTACAGATTACGCAAAGCAGCTCGTTGATAAAAGCGAGATAAACAAAAAGATGAAAAAAGAGTTCGGACTGCACTTGACAACAGAAGCAGAAAGACTTTTATCAAAATCATAATTATTTGATTTAGAGGTAAGCCTGAAGGTAACAACAGGCGGGGCTTGTATGTGGTCCTTGTTCAATCCTCGGCCCCCTTGGAGTGACTTTCTCGAGGGGGTTTTTTTTACCCTTTTTTAGTTACGCACCCAGGAAAGGTTATTTATTAAGCAACGTATTAACGTCTTTGCTTATTATACCCTTGCGCTTGTACTCGTTGTACAGGGATCTATCGCCAAGGACATTCATATCAGCCAAGATTTCTGCTCTTTCAGCTATGGACATATTCATAAGCAATTGATCCTCCTTGGACCTACCCTTGCGTTTGATTGAAGAGCGTCTCTTGAACTCAGAGAAAAACCTAGCAGCTTGCAGCTTATCTTCTTTTGAGCCTTTGCGTAATCTAGATATTTCTTTTCGGATAAAAGAAGGTTCTTTATTATCGAACAATTCGCTGTACTGCTCACCAATGGACTTTGCTACGCCTGGCTGAAATGCCTTGAACGGCATACCTCGGCTGATTCTGTATATGTCGCTACTTTTTACGTTGCCCGAACGAAGGACATCTATTTTTTCATCAGAAGAGTACCCAAAGGAATCCAACCGATTGTAAGCCTCCTGCACGCGATCATAAGCCGCTTTCTGCTCGGATACAGCCCTCTCGTACGCCGCTTGCTGTCCCTGCGGAGAAAGGTCTTTGTACTTCAATGCAGTTGTGTACTCCCCCCTAGCGCTAGAATACCTACGGCTGAAGTCCTGAATTCTGTACTTCGCCATGTCCGATACGTTAATTTTTTGATAACGTAAACCAACCTGTCTTAAAAGAATTTCATTTACACTGTAATCTCCCCTTCCGCCGATTGCCCTAGTTAGCTTTAGGCCCTCCTTGGAGATACCTGGCTCAAAGGTTTGAATCCCGAACTCAACAATCAAATCCTTAAGCTTTTGTGCGCCCTCTCTGTCTGTTATCGTTTCTCCGCGCATATCACGATTCGCAAAAGTATTGTAAATATTTTGCCCGACAAACGTACCTTCACCTATGAACTCTTCTGCAGCCAAGCGATAAAAACTTCTTACGCCCTCTTCGTCATCAATCATATTGGATGCACCCGCAATTATCGCTGAAACGGGTTGTGTCATAACTGCGTGCGGAAAAATGTAACTCGTATTAGCAAAAATTCCATTTTTTGTCTTCGGGTTGAATGTCCCCATTACATCTTTGTCTCTTGCGTACTCAGGCAAAAAGAACCTGAAGTCCTCCATTTTGTCGGATTCGATTACATCTCCTTCAGCGGGTCCACCGCCCAATGCACCCATTAATTTCGGTGCAGCAAAGGTTGAACCCAGAACCGCCGTCATGAAGCCCGCTCTTTTGGTTCCCTCGAAAAGCAATTCAGATCTCATTTTGTCATTCATCTCAAGACCGTACTTGGCAGCAAAGGCATCTCCATTAATCATCCTGGCTGCAATAACGGCTTGATTGTAAGTATTCCTGAACATCTCAAGCGTGAACGTAACAAATTGCGGCATTATACCTAATCGTGAAGCTTCTTTAGCAATTTTGCTGGTTCGGTCATAGTTCTGATATGTGTCATTGGTTACGTCTGCGGCGATCCTTTTTATTTGGTCAGTAGAAGCACCAGAACTTTTTAGTATCCGTTGAAAAACATTATCATTATGCTTAAAAATTGTAAATCTGGATGCAGTATCAGAAATATTGTACAATTTACCAGCGGCATCAAATACCTGCTGCACGGGACCTTGTACCTTTCCGTTATTGATTGCGTCAGCAACTTCATTCGCCGCTATGCTGCCGTTGCCAATCCCGTATCTGTACATTTCATTTACATCATGAATTACCTGCTGTCTGATTTCTGAATTTCGTATACCCCGAACCCCTTTACCCTCTCTTAAATTGTAC